GGCCTCGTTCTTCCCTACCCTAAGCCTACGAATATAGTAGTCATTATGCCAAGCATGAACTCCACTAGATGTTCCTAAGACACAAGATGTAGTTCCACTAGGTTTTACTGTAGTTACTCTTGCTGCCGCATTTATGCCTAACTCACCTGCATAGTACTTGTTAGTAGAGACAGCCTGCGCTGCGGCCTCTTCCAAGTCAAGCTTCTGAACTCGACCACTTCCAATACCTGTCATACCAATGCCTAGAAGAGCATCCTTCTCTGTGGTGCGACGCCATATGTCACGCAAATAATGAAAGTTAGTATAGGATGCTTGTAAAGTTCCGATAAGAGATGCGGCAGAAACTCTTTCGTTGAGGTCTTGCTGTGTCTCTACATCACTCACATTTACTTCGCATAGGTTACAAAATTGAAATGGCCTTAGTGCAATTTCTGCACAAGGATTAGTGCCCCATTCCGAGTCATTGGTAAAATAAACACCAGGCTCACCAGCTCCACTTGCTTTTACTTTTTCCCAAATACCAAAGAAATCCTTCTTCTTTACTCTATGTCTTACTACTACTGCTGAATTGTTTGCTCTGGCCCTTTGGGGCTCCGATTCCCACCAACTACCGAACTTACACTGGAGCATATTTTGATCGTCCAGAGAAAACAAAGAGATAGTAGCGCTCCTACGAATACCACCGGATAACACAGCATCAGCAATCCAACATACAATATCATGGACTTCAACCGTTGTAAGTTGTTCACCATGTTCCTTTCTATTAAAAATTCTTTTAATGTTATGCACACAATCCGAAAGTGGTTCTGGTCCCGGAGCCTTGCCACCACTAGTGATTAACAGAGAGCCTTTCTTGCGAATGCTTCTAAAATCAAATTCAGGTTCTGGTCTGCCAAGAAAATAACTCTTCATCAGCATCTTAATGCAATCAGCCCAACCTTCTATACTATCTCCTACAAGATAACGACGCTTCTTTGTAGGCTTATGAATAGGGGGTAGTTTTTCTACATGATGCTTCTGAACTGAATACCCTACGCCGGTTCCCCCCAATAACAAAAACATGACTTCGCTAAACGCGCGATAGTCATCAATGGGTAAGTAAGCACAATTATAAATACGGGTTGGAGTTTGAGAGATAGCTGCTCCTGCAAACTGGAGTGATCTCATAGACGGTAAAACTTTTTTATCATATACTAACTGATATGCTTTTTCTATCTCCGATTGTAACTTGGGGAAGTTTGTAAGATGCATATTCTTATTTCGTGTTATAAGCTCTTCCCACGTTTCTCTTCGCTGCTCATCGGGGAGGTATCTAGCATACTTCATATACACGGTGACTTCTGATAAAATTTCTTGTGATAGATCCAATGTTACTCTCCGTCTTCTGTTGGGGTCTTTACTTTATCCGCGATCTCATACCCATCTCTAAAAAATCCTTTTCCAAAACTTAATCCTACGTTTTCAATCTTTCTTCTAACTTCAACGCCGCAATCCGGACAATACCTTTTTTCTTTCGGATTATACTCTTTCATGCTCATTGTTGCTATTACATTATAAGTGCATTGATCACAGACCCATTCATATTCTGGCATCAGTTGCTTTTCTTACCACCCTTTTCCACGCGATGTATAAATTCACTCATACCATTATCATGTGATAAAATGACCTCATACTCAACAACTTCATTCGTATAAACTTCCTCTTTCGTCATTAGATCATTAGCCATTTTGATAACATCGTCCCGTCTTATTTCCCTGCGATTAGCGGAATAAATATTAGATATCTGTGTATCTGCATTTCCCCATCTTTTGGTCTTTGTGATTGTAAACCTATCTGCCATTATTCTTATTCTCCATCCTTATATGATTGATACAAACTTCCAATCTTGTTTCGGTTCTCGCCGCCACCACTCAACAAACTCGTCAACTTTTCAGAAGTGGTAAACCCTGCCGGCTGATCATCATTCAGATCAATAAAGGCACATTCTGGTTTCATGTCTATGTTAAAGTTCAGGTTGGCTGCTCCCATTCGATTCTTACCAATATGAAATTTGCGTTGTGAGAATGTTCCGAAGAAATCTACTACATGAGCCTTGTTGATTGCTTCCCCAACCTTATCAATTGTAATAACTTCATCATTGAATCCATCACGATTGCTCTGCGTAGCTGTCCAAATAGGTAACTTCAACTCCATCGACATCGCTCTTAAATCTTCAAACACACTTTCTAATTCAAACCTTTTTTGCTCGTACCCGCGCCGGCTCTTCATCAAATCGCCATAATCAATAATGATAAGATCTGGCTCAAATCCATTAGACAACAATCTACCAACATGAAACTTGATCGTATTGATGGTCGCGACCTTTGGTGGATATTCTTTAATCATTAATTGACCACCCATAAAACGAGCCAATTCATTCTCAGCCTCAACCATGCGCCTGCGAAGCTCCTTGGTAGGTATGCCTGTAATGCGACTATCATAACGATTACCTACATGAGTTTCGCTCAACTCCATAGAATAATGAATCACATTCTTACCTGCGGCTAATGCGCCGTAACCAAGATTGACCAGAAAAAATGACTTCCCGCCGCCAGTAGGCGCCATCACTACACCTAGCTCACCATTTCCTAATCCGCCATCTAATACTTCCTCTTGGTCTAACAATGAGAATCCAGTAGGAATAGTATTTCTTGTATGAACCTTACGCCTTGATTCAAAACTATCAAAATAGTTCTGCCCCAAATCTTGCTCTGTGTTTATTTTCAAGCTTTGTTCTATTACTGATTGTATCTCTTCGTACTTACCTTCTTTCAACAAATCAACAGAAGTAAGGATTGCCTGCTTCATCGACTGGTTTTTACAAAACTCCAGTGACTTGTCTTTGGCGTATTCTATTTCCTGTCTATTTACTTTGGTTTCTATGTCCAACAAAACTTCAATGGTATCTGCTTTGAGTTGATTGTCGGGCAATGATGAGATCTCCACCTTCAATGTTTCATAGGTAGGCGGAGTGTTATACTTATTAAATAATTTTCTTACTTCGGTCCAAACTGTCTTATGAGCATCTCCAGTAAAATAATCATCTTTTAATGTTTCAAATGATTTCTCAAAAAATTCTCTATCAGTGAGAAGTCCTTGAATTACATTATTTTGAAATCCTACTCCAAAAGACTCAAAAGAATCAGTGTTCATTGCCAATTTTATTCTCCTTTATAAAACAGGTTTAGTGTTCAAGATAGAAAAGTTTGCCAACCAATTATCTATGTTAGTTGGGCTAATGTCTTCCGACATAAGTTTAAGTCTAAACTGATAAGAATTAAACTTTGGTGTATCAGAAATATAAGAATTTTGTAAACTATCAATAGAGGTGAGCGAAATTTCCAATTCCAACAACTGAACTACTTTATAGTTGAGCCGAATGAGATCTTCATTATCTAAGTATTTTTGATACTTTTTTTCTTTGCGAGTTAGCAACCACTTAAACAAATCATCAATATCAAAATTTTCCTTGGCCCACAGTAAATGTATTTCTTTTCTTGCTGTCTTTTCTCCAACTCCCTTTACACCGGTAATGTTATCGCTCTTATCACCAACGATAGCCTTTAGTAAAGCATAATTGTAAGGATGAATGTTCTCTTTCTTATACATCCATTCTAGGTCAATCAATTCACCTTGGGGATTTTCTTTTGTTTTCACAGGGCGAAATACTGAAATGTTTTCATTTATTAGTTGAAGATAATCTTTGTCTGTAGTAACAATAATACTTTTTTCTTTGATAACCTTTCTGGCTAGGTAGGCAATAGCATCATCTGCTTCAAGATATTTCACAGCTACTTGCTTCATAGGTAACTGATCCATGGCGTTTCTCAGTAATTCTAGTTGTCTAGCAAACGCTTCTTTCTCATCGCCGTCAGAGGTTTCAAAACCCCTTTTCATGGAAGTGAATTTACGCCCTTCTTTATACTCCCGTAACTTCTTGCGGCGTCTCTCACCACTGTTTAGACCCTCCCACGCGATGATGCATTCACTTGGCTGAAACCTCTTAATGTAACTCTGTAAAGCATTGAGAGAACCGTAGACACCGCCTACATGCAGACCATCATCATTAGTAAGTGGTAACGATGAAAAACTGCGACAGAATA